CTACGGCTCGGTCAAGCCCAAAGCCTATATATACTTTCCAAGCCGAGACACAAAAAATCTTTTTGGTTATTTTAGATGGATTTTAAGGGGATTATGCGGAAGATTATATTTTTAAACTTATGGAAAATAAAAAAAATTGAATTGGATTTTACTTTAAAAGAAATGTGTAAATCAAGCAAGCAAACGGAACAACGAAAGCAAAAATGGAATCTTACTACGAAAAGATGCTCTCCAAGCACACGGCGATTATCGTTGAGCGATATTGGGAAATGGAACGCTACGACGCCAATGATTGCTTACACGAGACTCAGGCGGAGTTTTATGAATACGTCAAGGAAAACGCCTTCCATTCACTCCTCTTTTTCAAATTCAAAAATACACAAGAGATTAATGAGTATATGGAGCAGATGTGGGAGGAGAAGAAAGAACACTCAAAGGAGGAAAATAAGGAGGTTGAGGTGGATTTGGATTCTGAGCCATTTTGTCGTGATGAAGATTGGGATATGGAATTCCACGTCAAGCAAATCCTTAAATCTCAACAGCACTATGAGGAGTTGGATTTTGCGGAGAAGTTGGGAGAGTCTATCAAGGAAATGAAAAACAAGGGAGAGACAATCACAAATAAAAAGAAACACTACCTAACCCAACTGAAAGCACACCCACTCTACGACCTAATCGTCTTTATGTGTTGGGGTAATTTGAAAGTGATTCACTGGGAGATTGACCGATACTGGAAGGGAAACTAAACGTAATCGCATTTTGAAACACTAACCCCATCATAACGGAAAGGCTTACCACAGCCAAATATGTTATTGTTTTTTATTAATTCCTCTAACTCCGCTTTGGTTGCGTGTGGATTTACTGGACGATAATCCAAGTAATAGGCGTGGCGGAAGATAGAGCAATTAATCTCTAAAATCTCTACATAGTCATCGCAATGGGGGCATTTTATTACGCTCATATAGTAAGATAGGTTTTGTTTCAGGGGGTTTAATAGGGAAGTAATAATTCTTTTCATAACTACACTTGAAAATATTATCCAGTTCCTTTCTACAATCAGACCTTACCATAAAACACTCTCTATAAGCCTTGCGTTGTTCCTCACAATCCATCTATATATATTAACTTTTGATTATCCTTTAAATTTGTAATATAGACTACATCAAAAGGACTACGTTTATTATTTTCCCCGCCTTTTTCAAATTGTATCCTCTTACGTGGGACAATGATGGTGACTTTGTCTCGGAGCGGAGAAAAATATTCCCTCATCATCAGGGACAGCGGAGCGATAAAGAGGAAAGGCTTTTCTGTATCTAAGGTTGAGACAAATTGTTTCATTTTAGAGAAAGGAGGGTTCGTAACTACCATACTATACATAGGTTTATCTGTAAAAAAATCCCCTGTCCTACTAACTACCTGACAACCCATCTCCCTAAGGTCTGCGTCGCTATGGCTCGTATCATTCCAAAATGGTTCATAAATTAAAATATCCTTTGGAATAAAAGCCTCTACTGCTTTCCATACCTCTTTTGGTGTGTTGTAATCGTCACGCTTAGGCTTAGCCCTTACCTTTTCCTTGTTGTGTTCTGCTTGATTAAACATTATAATATTTATACTATAATGTTTTTAAAACCTTTTATACTTATCTCTTTCTAAAAAGTCCATTAGTATCCTGTCATTGTCTCGGGTGTCGTCAGAAAAAATCTCATTATAATTTTCTATCTTATCTTTCAGGCTTCCCTTCTTGTGTTCTATCCACCAATGTAATCCGAGACAAAATAATCCACAGTAGGTTGATTTAGGGTCTTGTATCTCTTGTGTGTTTCTATATATCTTTAATCCTTTCAAAAATGACTCTATGTGTTTCGGGGCATATTGGACGCCGAAGGGGTCATAATAGACCGCTTCACCGTTGTCAGCAATATACAAGAAGACCCAATGAGTTCCTTCTTCTCCGTGATTAGCAAGATTGATATAATAGCCACCACAATACTTTTTAGACGGGGTTTCGTCCTTACTAAAACAACCAACTAAATCTAAACCTAATAGCATACAATACCTTTCTATGTCCTCATTTGATATAGTTCCGTGTAAGCCTTTTAATCTTGGCATCTACTTTCTATATATACGAGAAGATTTATGGGTAGAGAGTTTATTAGTTCCTGATAGTTGGCTGGTTGCTGGGACGAAAGGACGCATCGCCTGTGAGTTAGGGTGAGCGTAGGGACTTCCCAACTGTGTTGTTCCTGAATTTTGTGCTGTGATTGCGGTTGATAATGCTCCTGCGGTCATAAACGAACCGCCAGCAGGCATAAACGAACCGCCACCAATTCCATAAGCCTTAATTTTATCTACTCCTTTGTCTCGGGCAGCCTCCGCAAGAGGACGCACGAAGTCCGTCACGGGACGAATATCATTTAAAAAATCACTAAACCTATAACCCTTACCACGCATCTTTTTAAACATAGCATAATCGGGGTGACCCATTCCATAACCTTTAATTTTTTCTACTCCTTTGTCTCGCCCTGCTTCCGCAAGAGGACGCAGGAAGTCCGTCACGGGACGAATATCATTGAGGAAGTCTCCAAACCTGTATCCTTTTCCTCCCATCTGTGGTTGGGGAACAGCCTCGCCCAAAAGCGATTCGGCATTTGTTGGAATACCTGTTGGGGACTGATACGCACTAATACGAACACCCTTTCCCTTTTTCATTGCGGACATTGCTTTTTTCATTAGGTTTTCCGCCATAGGAACGAACTCCCCCATCTCGTGAATCATATCAGGTTTTAGGGTAATTTTTCCACCACGTTTTAGAGTGCGATGCTGAGCCTTTGACATTTTAACACGAAGACCGTCGCCAAGTGCTTTTACATTACGAACACCACGCTTTCCAGCACTACCGATGTCGTCAAACAAGCCACCGCCTTCTTCGTCGGAACTATCATAGCCACTCATTTTTCTAACACGGGGCATATATTATATTATAAGATTTTATACGATACGCATTCCACTTCGGACATCTACCACAATCTCCTTTTCAAATTCACAGAAGACCAGCATCGTTGGTGCGATTCCGCCCGCAATCGTTCCGAGCAACTGGATAGACTTGGATACACCGTCCTCGCTTGGAAGGTGGCGAGAGACGTTTCCGTAGTAGTAGCGGTAGAGACGCTGGAAGTCCATCTGTGAGATTTGTCCTGAACCAAGCGAAGTGGTAAGCGAACCGTTGAGTTGATTGGACGAGCAAAGTTGCTCCACGAACTGCTCGTAGTCGTAGTAAAGTTGATTGATGAAAAGATTTTTACCACTGACTTGGATTTGGAAGTTCTGGATTATGATTGGGTCAGGAGTTCCGCCCGACGAGGAGAAAGGAGATTGGAGTGTTCCAACTGCGGTAGATTGGTAGTTTCCAGTTCCAGTAGTTGTTCCATTACCATTCGTGTTTCCTGCTGTATTGGTTGGGTTATTAATAAATCCCATAGCAACGATACTGCGAAGATTTGGAATACCGTTCGTAACAAGAACCGAAAATGTCTGACCTACTGCGAGGGCAGTTGATGGAACAGTGTATTGGAAAATATCATTGTAGATAATCTTTTTAGTAGGAGCAAGGGACAAGTAACGAGCCTCAGCCAATGGTGCGAAGGTGTAAGCAGGACAGTAGAGACGGACACTGGTGATTGGTGCGGACAGTGGGGCGGCGGTAATTACTCCGCCTCCCGCCGCCGCTGGAACAGTAACAGCCGAGAGGAACTGAGTCTTCGCAATAGAAAGCGTGTGGAGGATTCCTGCTGATGCTCCCGCAGTTCCACCCAAGTTTTCACTTCCCTGACCGACGTCGCAAGAAGCAATCATCACGGGGTTAGTCTGACCGCCTCCCAAGATGGTTGGCTGACCTACGAGTCCCATAGACCCTGCGGTGATGGTCGTTGCTCCGCCGATGGTGGAAGGAATAACCACTTGTGTGTTGAAAGACTGGGTTAGGAACTGAACCTGATTGGTATTCATATATAAACGCATTGTTGAGCCTTTGAGGAGAGGACACTTGGCGAAGAAGTCGCACACATCTTTAAGACGCACGACGGCTGGGAAAATAACGGAACGAGTAACTGCGGTTGCGGTCACACAAGACATAAACACAGCATTAAAAGAAGTATTTGGGGTTGCGGCAGCCAAAGGAGTTGCTGACGACGAAAGAGACGACCCACCCAAAAGGAAGGCTTGATTGCTTCCACGATAGGTTGAGTCTGAGCCGTCATTCGCATTAAGGCTGAAATTCAACCACTTCTGTCGCTGGTAGAGACCCGTGTTTTGGAGAGAATACAAAGACGAGGAAGCCATATCCACAGTCGTCTGTTGAACTGACCTGACTACCGTGATGGGGGCAGCCGTCACGACAGCGTTAGACACAATAGGAAGGAACATACCGTTACGGTTATTACAGAGACCGCAACCATAAGAACCAAGACTATTGGTCGCACTGTTCGCAGTAGCATTAAACACCCAAGACGTGCTTGTATCGGGACAGTAGCCAGTCACCGCACCCCAATTCTTTACATCGGCATCACTCCACGAGGTGTGAGCCTTAAACGAACTAAATACATTCAAAAAGTTAGATTGCTGAACGATGGTTGAGTTATTAAATTCAACCGACATATTGTGGAGAATATTCCAGTAACCACACTTCATACCCTGAACCCAGTCCAACTCAGTTCCCGCACCAACAGCAGCCGACGCAGCCGTCCAGTCCATTTGGAGAATAAGTGGAAATAAAAGGAACGCTTCCGACCAGTTAAGATACGCTCCTGAATTACTTAAAGAGGTTGTATCCACGACGACCTGACCCGTGTAGGACTGGTTGTTGTTGTCATTGACGTATAGCCACTGTTTATCAACGAAGTCATTACCAGCGACCTCACTATTTAGCGATTCTTCCATAACAACAGAGTCCATATAATATACAATTAGAAAATAATCTCATACCCTTTATTCAAAGACTAAATATTTTTTAGGTTTTTGTTTAGAGATACGCAACTCCCTGAAAGGAGACGAGACATCTACCTCAAAAGGAATTCCTGAACCTGACTTACGCTTGTCTGTCATAGCCATTTTTTGATGTCTGTATCCTGATACGTGAGAACGCCCGTGCGGGGTTTTTCGTAGAAGCGAGACTCTCATTACTATACCATTACATTATTTTCTCTTTACTTCGTCTGCGTCCGCCAAGCACAACGTAATAACATAGTTAGGGTCTTGAATCACAACAGGGCGATTGGCTTGGTCTGTGAGTTGAACCCGAAAGGTTGAATACTGTCCTTTCAAGATAGGAATAAAAGAAAACGAATAGGGCGTGATACTGAATTGTTCTCCAATCGTTCCTTGTGGAGCGAAAGCATAAATAAAGGTATTTGGAACAGCATAGTTGTTATTGACAAGAGAGCAAGATAGAATATAGGACGACAGAGGAGTAATCTGCGGTGCGAAGGTTGAGAGAACACTTACATTTGTCGCCGTGACCCTTGATGTTGGGAATGTTCCCGCAGCGAACCCAACCAAAAGACCAAAGTTATTTGTCGCCGAAATAATAATTTGAGGACAGACGCTTGACGCAAGAAGAGGGACAGTCCAAGTCGCTCCTGCGGGTAGTGTATAACTTGCTGGTGGGTAGGCTGTCGTGTTACAAGCAAAGAAATTCATTTGAATGCTATACGTGGAAGGATTGGTTGTCAAGCCAAAAAACCACACATATTCACCTGCTAAATCAACAAGGTAATGTAGGTTGGTAAGCATCACACTCCTGATATAGTTTTGAATAGCCGTCGCATCATAAAACCCATCGGGAAAGGTGACGGTATAAACCACATTGTCTATCCAGCGATACTGAACGACGTTGTTGTTATTGGCGGCGGTAATATTAAAGGTAGAGTAATACATCGTAAGAGACTCCAACGCAAGATAGGTGTCGTCTAATGTAACTGAACCTGCTGGGAAGTTGTATTCCAAAATGGAGTTGTTGCTATTAGGGACGATATTCCTACTGTTTAGAATCAAAGTCCTCATTTATATACCTATATAAATTTATTTTATATGTCTTTTAAATGGACTGGAATAAGTATTTTCCTAAACCTGAATACGTTGAGAAGCACGGTTGCTGTGGAGACATCGTGGAAGACGACCTGATTTTAGTCTGTAACAAGTGTCATAAAATATTCCCTTATTTAATAGACGCAAAGCATAACTACGACGAGCATATCCCAACCGTCCAATACAAACCCATTAATCACTTGAAAGAGAGGTTAGACCAATTACAAGGGATACAAAATAAAATTATTCCTGAACCTATTATGCTGTGTGTAATGGGCTGTAAGTCTATCCCTGAGATACACGAAGCACTAAAACAAAACTACCTTAGTGAATATTACGAGCATAAGTATTTGATTGCTTCTAAACTGGGAATAAAACTACCCACCTTATCCTATGAGGAATTACAAAGGATTTATCTTCTATTTAATAACTTACAAGTCAGAAAGAAGGCTGGGAATAATTTACCTTACCATTTTCTATTGTCAAAATTTTTTAAACAGATTGGTCGTCAAGACATCTTACCGTATCTAAATGTTGTTAAAAACAAGCGTAGATTACAAGAATACGAAGAATATTATCTTTCTATATTTTAATGAGTCTATCAGCAAAGCAAGAAAAGAATAGACAACTCTATGAGGAACAATTACGTGTCGCCGCCCAAAACGACGCAAACATTGCTGAGACAAGGAAACTGGCTTTTCGTGGAGAAGTCCCAGCCCTGACCGCACAGGAAGACGCTTCCGCCGAACAGTTACAAGCCGACGAAGGCTTCCAAACCCAACAGGCGATTAACAACTTGCTTACTACGTTTAAACTACCCGAGACACAGAAGATTATCTCGTCCCTTACCTTAGACCAAATTGCTGGGCTGAATGCTGGGTGGAAAAATATCAAGAATGGTTTTGAGTCGCAATTCACTACTCCGAATCTACGGACGGTTGGGTCGTTCATTCCCTTTTTCACCAAGTATCAAAATACCTTGACTGATGTTAATACAAACCAAAGGGTTAATAACATAAAATCCATAATCCCCACTATTGCTGAGATTGATAGGGCTGTTAATTACGCCAGAGCAAACCTCCAATCCGCAGTATCGGGGACGTTCGCAGGGGCGGTTAAAGACTACCGTGATGTCATACCGAAAGAAAGTGACTATAATAAAATTGCGAAATACACTCCTAAAAGACAACAGGAACTATTAGAACTTATCCCTGAAAACGCACAGATTAAAAGCCAATTTGATTCATTGTCCCAAGACCTTCTATCAAGTTCCATAACGAACAATGAGAAAGAAGACTCCATCGTTCCACAATTAGTAGCCTTATTTTCCAGTGTCACAAGAGACGAACTTATAGCATTAGCAAGAGTAGGAATAGAAGCACAAAAAGGTAAGGGTTTAAAAATTGGTAAAGGAATTCTTATTGAGAAAGAGCCTAAATACTGTCATTTTGGAACTTTTGTTATTAGCAAGAATAAACTAAGGGATAATGTCCTACAAATCAAATATCAGTCAGGTGCTTTGGTCTTTCCACAGCAAAAGGTTAGTGAGGCTTTATGCGAATGGCTTTTGAGTTTTTTGGAAGAAGGAAAGCCAAGCAAGAGCCTCTACACTGCTGTTCCTGCGGACGAAAAAATATTCATTGAAAGAGTGCTACACAAGGCTGGTATTTGGAATAAAATGACTGGAATGGGCTGGAAGCCTACCAAAGATGTCTCGGCGGACGAAGACGAGCGACGCTTTGAAATCCTGAAAGGGATTCGTGGGGCTGGTAATGACAATCCTAAGTTGAGAGAAGAGTTGAAAGGATTGCTTGTTAAATTCCATAAGCAAGGACGCATCTCCAAACAAAAACTTGGAGAGATTCTTTTTGATTTGGCTTAAAGACTACTTGTAGTATTATAGAATGGAAAAAATCCGAGACATAGTAATCAAACTTCCTCCTGATAATAAACAAAAAATCTTTTATGACTTTCGCACCAACTTACAGTTGGATTGGAGCGAGATGGAAGAAATCGTCCAATACATAAGACGGACAAAGCAGATACAAGTTTCTCTCATTCAACAAATGCCTTTTCAAGCACAACTGCGACTGGCTTGTTATTTATTGTATGACGAAATAAATCCTGTCGTGTATCCGCCTGTGGTTCAAAAAGTTCCAAAAGTTCCAAAAGTTAAAAAGGGAAAAAAAATTGAATTGAAAATTGCTTAAATAGAAATGTGTAAATCAAGCAAACAAAATGGACGAAAACAAAACTCTCGCTGAAATGGTTGCTGAAAGGAAGAAGACTCCACGACCACGAAAACTCAAAGAAGAACCTCTGGAAGCGAAGATGGTTTTAGGAAAGTTGTCTGTGGCGTGTCAGGAGCGAGACCAAACCCAACGCTGTCTTGACTACACTCAACAAACCCTCTACAAGTCTAACAACAAGCAGGTTGAGACATTCGGTAGGCTATACAGATACGAAGGTAAAGAAGTCATAGAAGAGACCCTTGAATACGCAGAGAAGAACGGTTTATTTATCCAATGCGACAGCAAGTTCATTGGACTCAAAACAAAAATCTCTCCTGTCGTAAAAGGTAAGAAAGAATTCCTCGCACATCTCACGCACTACAATAGGTTTTTGAAGAAGGCGAAGGAAGGTGACGTTCCTGAGTCTTACAAAGGTAATTTTCTCTACAAATCATTCAAGCCCCAATTTGACGCACTCCTCAAAAAGAATCCAAAGTCATTCACCTGTCTTGAAGACCTTTTCAACTTATCGGAAGGGTCGCCCATCTAAAAAAATTGAATGCTGTTTTAACCTAACCTTTTTTTATAAGATGTATCTCCCTGATGAACTATTCGCTATTGTTAAAGAGTATGCTGGAATTTATTCTGTTGGAACTAATTTTAACATATCCAAAGTCAGTAGGGACAAACTGCTCCAATATTACAGTAGCAATTTTAATCGGATAATAAAAAATCCATCTAAGTATAAGGCTGACGTAATCAAGCGGACTATTATGAACGATATTCGTTTTAAAATGACCGAAATGAAGTTGGTTTATCTTTGGAATCTCTGTAATCCAATCAAGGAGAAAGCCCCACATCTCAAAGGAGAACTTGGCGAACATATCTCTTGGAGGGATTTTGAAGCACACGAAACTTGTCTCGGCGAGATTGTCGGGTATTACAAGAATTCTTATAGGGTTAAACGGTTTCAGACAGAGGTCACCAAAGTTGAGACACACCATTGTCATAGAAAGGTTCAAGGTAATTACACAGACGACATTGACCCCATCACTTTCACGACGCACACTTTCAACAAGAAAAAATACTACAAGGGGACTTACAACGTTCAGAGTTGTAATTATTTAGCAAGCGAAGAAGGTCATAGGGAATGTTTTACGTCTTGGACTCACGAGTTTAATCCAAACTACAATCCATACGCTATTGTAACTTATCACGATTAACTTTTTTTAACTTTTGATTCATAAAAAAAAATTGAATTGAAATTTTAAGTTATTGAATTCAGTATCTTAAAAGCAACAATGTCTAAGTTTTTCGTCATCAACCCTAATGGAAGCATCTCCAATGAAGTCCCGATATTTATGCGGGACGACGGCGACGCAGAACTTGACCGTCGTGGAAAGGAACTTGAAATCTACCTCGCTCTTCTCACTCGTGACCCTATGAGGATGCTTAGCAAGACGAGGGTTGGGTTTAATCCTGAGACGGAATCTCCCAAAGAAGATAAGGCTTGGTGGGAGTCCCAAGATACACGACTTGAAATTCTGTTTTGGGCTTCTGGCGACCATAAAGTAGATGGTGAGGATTGGTTCAACGGAATCTTTGGAAGCCGTTGGACTGACAAGGTAATCAACGGTCGTGAAACTCGCATCGCTTTCTATGCTGACAAAGGACAATACAAAGGAAAGGACTACGCACTAATCTTTAACTAACTCACCAAAGGATAAATGATGCTAATTCCCCTCTAATCCCTTCTTTTTTATGTCTCAACTTATAAAGCCTACGACGCTCGTCTGCGTAAGCCTTTCCATACTCTTCCAAGTAGGTTGCGTAGTCCTTGTAATCTTTATGTCCGATGCTTGTCAAATACTTATCGTCCTTAAACACGTCCAGTTTAAAATTACCTTTGGTTGATGGCTTAATCGTTAGTCCTAACTTTTTTGCTTGGGCGACTTGATACGACTTGATAGGATACATTATATTTACGATATATATATGAGTGCTTGGATTCAACACGTTAAGGCTTATGCGAAGAAGAACGGCGTAAGTTACAAGGAAGCGATGAAGGGAGCAAGCAAGACCTATGGCTCAGGTATTAACGAAGACAGGATTAAAGCAAATATAGCAAAACGAAAGGCGGTTGCCGAGAAGCGAGATGACGCACAATCCTTTTTATCAAACATAGCACAAAAAGCAAAGGAACTTCCTCAAAAAAAATTAAAAGTTTTAAATCCAACACAACAGGAATATATCAAAAAAATTATAAGTGAAACAGACTCAGCGTTATTTTGGATAGACCTACAAGAAGGATTTTCAGAAGAAAGTAATGTTAATAATCTCAAAAAAAATAAAACTTGTGTAAAATTGTTGAAGAAACTCTCAGATTTATTAGATAAATTTAAACTCAGAAGGATAGAATACGGTCACGACGAAGAACCCTTTGGAATGAAACATTGGGGATATTGGAATCAAGAAGCACCCCTCCATAAATGGAGTAAAAAAAGTCCTGAATTAATTAAAAAAGCAATAGAAGAAGTGACTACTATTTTGGAGGATTATATGGCGTCTGATGCTTGAAAGGGTAATATTAAAAATTGAATTGACTTTTAACCTTTCTTTTTATTGTATCAAAGATGCCTTCCTATGCGTCCTACCCGACAATCCATTTTATATGCCCTACTTGTCTCGTCAAGAAAGAGGCTAAGGAACAAAAAGCAATTAATCTGTTTAAAAAACTACACAGGAAGTTCTGCGACTTTCCTGATGACAAAGGTGTGAGGACTACTAACCACATTGATGCGAGCAAGTCTCCTAAACTGCGACCATTTATATTTTATGAGAAAAAAAATTGAATTGACTTTTAACCTAACCTTTTTTGATAAAATGCCTCACTACACTACCGAACAAAGCACTAAGATGCTCCACTTTGTCATCAACGATATGCGGGATAAAGAAACTACATTTACTTATCGTCGTGACGTCGGGCGTATGTCTTGTCTCACCAACGACGACATAAAGAGCGAAATGAAACGTTGGAGACAGTTGAAAAAAGAAGACAAGTTAGTCATTCAACCGTGTAATAGTTACGACATAAAGATTAAAGGTAAGGACTGGTTTATCTTAACCGTCCAAGCCTGTAAGGACAACGACATTCAAGACGTAGGTATAGACCCCATCGGTCTCGCAGTGGAAGTCGGCGTTTTAGTGACAGGATACTTATACTTCTTTAACAACAAGTCTAACCGTGACGCCACTCAAACTTATGTAATGAAAAATTGAATTGACTTTTAACCTAACCTTTTTTGATAAAAATGCCGAAAGGAAAGCAAGAACGTATCCAAGCCATCGTGTTTAACTATCAGTGCGGTGAATGCGACCAATACAAAGAGTTTCAAACCGAGAAGATGCGAGACAAGTTCTTCTACCTACATCAAAGGTTTTGTAAGTGCGAAGAAGACATAGGAGGTATTACTACTAACTTCTATAATCGTAAGCCTGCTACAAAGATAAAATAAAATTGAATCTGACTTAACCTTTTGTTTTTTTATAAAAAGATGCCTAAGGGAATCAAGACACACGCTGGATTTATGACGATTGAATACACCTGCGAGTGCGGACTAAAAAAGAATTGTAAAAGTGATAGGGAATGCGATAATTACATAAGGCTACATTCAAAATACTGTAAGAAAGCAAATATATTAGACCACGTTGAAACTGTGACGGTAAAAGGTATAGTGAAAAATCAACACATTATGGGTCAGGGAAAGGTAGTTTAAGGGTCGGCTCTCGGTCTGTAACTTTTCCTGTAATTTTTTTCCGCAAGAGAGTAGAGAGGTCTAAATAGAACCTACTATAAGAATAATAAGGTTACTTATAAAAAAATATTACATTGAAATAGAATAATAACCATCTGGTAAGAAGACAGGATACGGATTATATCCTTTGTCTTGTCTGTGTCCTGTATCCTGTCCTGTCACTTCACCAGCGTGTTCCAAAACACAAAACCTTTTTGAGCCGAGCCAAATTTTTTTTATAAATCTTATAGTAGGTTTCTAAAAAGCAAAAAAATGCTCCACAGGATTTTTATACAGGAAAAGTTACGAGCCTTCGCCGTCCTGTTAATTATATAATATCCTGTATAATAATATAGAGAAACCTGAATATATGTATGTAGAATGACAATGGTTTCAAAAGACGAAAAATTAATCCTTATCCGAGAACTTGGTGAAAATCCGTCACTTTCTGAGAAACTGGACTTCTTGAAGAAAATCTTTGACCCACGCTTTCCTAATACAATTAAAAAGATTACACGAGAGAGTCTGTCTGATACAAATAATCAACGGACTGTATTTTCTCTATACGCAGAGCATACAACTCCTGAAAAGATTGATGCTATGGAAGTGTCACGGTTATACTTTTTAGAACAAGCAAAAAAGGAAAACCAAAGGAAATGTCTCAACTGTTCTAACGTAAGACAGCAAGACGAATTTGTTAAATATTGGGCGAAGTGTATTTTTTGTTTAGATATGACCGTTGAGGAAGCCAATGAGAAAGGAGCAGAGCGAGACAGAAAGAAAGCAGAGGGTATTTTATGCTCTACCTGTAACAGTCGTAAGTGTAAGGAAGAATTTGGTATTAAAAAAGACGGTAATTATAGTAAAACCTGTATAAAGTGTATTGACAAAAGGAAGAAGAAGAAGCCTGAGGAAACACCCGAACCTACCTGCGAGGATTAGACTCCACCAACCCTTCTCCCAACTCGTAACGGTTGATTACCCTGTTAAGTCTTACATTCCTACTCACATAGCCTTGAATCTTGTTTTCGTCGCTCATTCCCTGTTTCATACGGTCGCACTTCTTTGAGTGTAGTTTAACAAATAAATCCATTGTCTTTTTGGTCTTGTATTCACGCCTCATACCGCAGGGACATTCAACGATTTTAAACGTTCCAACGCATCGCATTCCTTTTTGTGGGTCTTGTCCTGACATTTTGCTTTTTCTCTTTTCAAATACTTATTTTTTGAATTCAACTTTTTTTATTTTTGAACTTATCAGAACCTGTGTTCCATTTTGTGTTTTCGTCCAGCAATTAAGTTTTTGACTTCGTTTATTTTTCGGAGGGACTCCTCTTTGGAAGGCTTCTTCTTGCGTATCGGTGTTCTTGGGACAGCGTGTTCTTTTTCCTCAGGATTTATGCTGTAAGCATTTTTGAGTTCCTTTTTCATATCGGCGATTTTGGCTTTTGAGTCCATATTAATTCCGTATCTTGATAAGATGTCATTTAGTTGGTGTTTAGTAAGCCTGATAGGTAATTCCGTGATAAAAACACCGAAGCCTTTGTCTTTCACAATAAAAAACTTATCGTCCTGTTGTCTAATAACCATACCGCCGTTAATCAGTCCTCCTTTCGTTGTTCGCATATATAATACAATTAGATTATCCCTTATACCATTGGTTAGGGTCTATACCACAACCCTCAGGTAAAGCACCTTCTTTGACGGGTAATACATTAATGTCGTGAAACACACTTATAAGCCAACACTTCCTCTTACAAGTATCATAAATGTGTGCGTATTTATTAGTTAGATGTGGAACTAATTTTTTTAATTCCCTTTCTAAAATAGGCATTCTTTCCAGTAGTTTATTTTTTATGTCTTGTTCCTCCTCGTCAGTTGTCTCGTGTTTCCAACCAAGATACATAATGGAAAGATTATAGACAAGGGTATAAAATACACAGAGGCGAGTCAAGGGTTTTTGAGACAACGTGGGGTTCGTATTTTCGTTTAACTCATTTACATAAACAAGAGGATTATTTTCCAAGATAATATATCCATCAGGACTTACCAGTGGCTTGTATGTATCTAAGGCTCTCGCAATAAAACGGTAGAGACACATATCGTCGTTCGGGGATTCTCTGTATTCTTTTTGTGCTTCTTCCATTACAATATTATATAGTCTTATTTTAAATGAAAGTTGCTGAACTAAAAAAAATACTTGATGCGAACAAAATCACCTATCCGAAAAAAGCCAAGAAGGAAGATTTAATCCAGTTGGTTAAAAATATTATTCAGGAATTAAATCCTAAAAAAAAGGAGGTGAAAAAGGTGGAAGTAATCCAGCCTTATGTTGCTCCACAGAGGGATACAACCCATTTAGTTTCCTTCGCCGACCGTGAATCAAAAAAATATACTGAACCCCTTCCAACGAAATCCGATTGGGAAACTTATACCACAAAGACAGGAGAGCGACGTGTCGGAACGGTTGATGAGGGAGAATTTGAACGAGCAAGACAGCGTCGTGAGCGAGAAGACCGAGAACGACTGGAAGAAATACAACGGGCGATACAACGAGGATATACCGCACAAGAAGCCGAAGAAGCACGTCGGTCAAGGGAACTTGCTCTCGCCACTCACCCCGTAGAAGCATCGCTTACAGGAATCAGGGGCTTTTTAACAGAAGAAGAAGGACTACGTCGTTTAGAAGCAGGAATAGAACCACCACGAGTCAAGGTTGGAACAATGACACCAGTAGCCATTCAAAAACGAGGTCAAGATTTAGAAGATAAAGTATTGTTAGAACAAGTATTAGTGGAAAAAAAGCCAATACCACCACTACCACCACGACCTAAATCAAAGGTCGCCTTTGGAAAAACAACCGTTCCTACTGAACCACTAAAACCTCCAACTCCTCCACCAAGCCCTCGTCGGTCAGTAGCCGTAGAAGACGTGAGTCAAAATCCAAAAAAGCGTCCTGCTCCATCTGTCCGCAAAGCATCTGAGCCACGCTCCGAGCCAGTGCGAAAAGTAACAGAAGACGATGTATTACGGTCAGGTTTATTGGAAGCCGTTGGGGCGAGAGAACCTTCCGTCAGCAGAGCATCGGTTCGTCGTGGCTCTTACGGTCGTTCAGCATCGCACGACACCCAGCAAGAAAGGTTAAAAGAAATCGTGAGACAAGAAGAAGTGAGACAAGAAAGTATTAGACGAGCAAGCCTTTCAAGACCTGACCCTATTGTTTTTAATGACAGAGCGATTGGAGAGTTTAAAAGCGATGATGAGCCGTCAGCACCTCCTGATGTAACCCCTGAGGTTGTAAGCAATGTATTGGAAGCCCTAAAATTAGCAGATGCTTATCAAGTTCCTCCGCCTTTGTCACGTGGGTCATCACGAGAATCGTCACGGGGTCGCTCCACTCCAAGACCAAGTCCGCCACCAAGCCCACGAACAGAACCCTATACAAATCCGTTAGTTGAATTACTTCCACCAACGAGTATGGCTCGTTCTAAAACTCCAAGTCCAAAGCCACCACCAAGTCCAAAACCAAAAACATTAGAACAAATACAACAAGAACAAGAAGCAGAACACGCAAGACTATTAAAAGCACAAGAAACATTGCGAGAGGAAGCCCTTGCTAATTTTAGATTCCCATCTGAGACACCTGACAGACAACCCACGCCTGCTCGTGTAAGCGACTACGATAGAATACTCGCAGCAACCCTTTTAGCACAAACTCTTCCAAGTGAATCCCAATTCAGACCAAGCGAGTCTGTGGAACAATTTGAACGACAGGAAAAAGCACAAATAGAACTTGCGGACAAGGCACTCGCCGAATATGAGGCACTACGGTTACAATCTCCGTCCCCAGCCCGTAGTCAAAGTCGTAAGAGTCAAAGTCGTGGTCGTTTCGCATCAACACGAGAGGCAAGTTTAGAACCTTTGAGAGAAGGCACAGCAGAGGAAGAGTCCGACATTCCCGAAGAGCAATTTAAATTTATCAAGGAACAAGAAAAAGACGCACCCCCAGACGCACCCAAAGTAAAACGCCGACCCTCTGTTCCAAGACCGCAAAAGAGAGAAGTATCAGCATCGCCCGTAAGACCTCGTCAAAGGACATTAAGCGAGGATTTAATCTCTAAACCTGAAACAGAATTAGGCTTACAAAATTTAAGACAAAAATTCCGAGAGGAAGAAGAAAAAGCACAAGACTACGCAAAGGAACGTATAGCAGAAGAAAAGAAATTGGTTGATAAGGTTCTTTCTAAACCAATACCAAAATCAAGGGAAGGAAAGAAAGCACTGTTGAAAGAAGTAGCAGAAGCAAAGGAAAAATTAGAAGAAATCCAACAGAGTAAGTCAGATAAGTTGGCTGAGACAACTCGCAGGTTGAAAGAAGCAACTGCGAATCTTAAAGAAACAACCCGCTCATCACGTTCATCACGTGAGAGTGTTTTAGAAAGACCAAGACCAAAGCCAACCGTATCTAAATTTTCAGCCCCAAAGACAGATGAAATATTAAAAAGCGAAATACAATCCCTACTTAGTTTAGGGAGTCAAAAGCCAGCCTCACCCAAGCCAAAGCCAAAGACAGCAAAATTCACGTATGAAATTCCAAAGGAAGTCGTCGCTGATAAACCTGAGACAAAGGCAGTCAAGTTAAAAAGTGTTCCAAAAACAAAGACAAAAGAAAAGCCAAGAAACGTAGAAGAGGACGATGATTCTGCTTATGTATTACCTGAATACAGCCAGCCTCCTGTTACAACAGACCCAAAGAAGTTAAAACTCGCAAGAAAAATTAATGAAAAAATAATAGAAGACGCAAAACTCAAAGCACAGGCATTATTTAAGGCTAAGGAAGAAGCAGAACGGGCTAAGTTAGACGCAAAGGAGAGGAAAATAAAAGAGGCACAGGCAGAAGCAGAAGAAAAAGAAAAAGAACAAAGGGAACTTAAAAAGATACGAAAAGAAGCAGAAGAAGAGGAGAAAAAGAAATTAGAAGCAAGACGGAAATTGGAAGCAAAAGCCGAAGAAAAAAGACAAAAAATCAGAGAAGCAGAAGTCGCAAGAGTCAAAGCATTAGAAAAAGCAAAAGAAGAAATCGCAAGACAAAAAGAAGCCGTTAAGGAAAGAAGGTTAGAGCCTCGTGGAGCATCAGAAGAACCTCGTGGAGCAACACCAAGTCGTTTATCCGAACGGCTGGAACGGTCTAAAACGCCTACCCGCCCATCAAATCAGTCAAGACCATCGTCTTTGTCAAGAACCCCGCCAACTCCCGTCCATCAGTATGGAATAGACCCCGTAGCAGATTTAGAGATGGATTTTAATCGCTTACCAAGAAAGAATATATATAACGTAGTAGATAAGGATATGAATAAAAAACAAACAAAAACAATTGCGGAAGATTTTAGGGAATTAATCGCAAAAGCCAAAGCAACCGATGACCCAGTGGTTAAAAGAGGTTTTATTATGTTGGCTGATGCTGTGGTGAATAGGGCTTACACTTTGAGTGATAGGGAAGGGTTTAAACAAGGTTATAATCTCTAACCCTTCTTGTAGGTCTTCCCAGCCTCTTTTAGAGCCTGCTTGTAAGAGATTCCGTGTTCCTTCGCATAAGCCTGACAGTGTTTAGTCCATACACTACCTCCACTAACTACGGAGTCTATCCTCGCACCCAAGTCCGTCACCTTATCAACCAATCCCTTTGTCTTTCGTGGAATTAGTTTTGAGACATCTTGGGTCACAAAGGCTTCGTATTCAGGAGTCATCAGACCATTGGCTCTCAACATAGAAGATACAAATTTTTGACAGTTGTTATTCTCAGCATCATAAGGTAGGAAATCTCCTCCCATTAATTTTTCAGTATTAGCCATCATCTCGTTTAGAGTCAAAGACTTGTCCTTGACAACGTGGAGTTCCTGACCGCTTACCTTTTTAAAAGCCATAGAAATTTGAGCGTTCTTTTCTACAACCAATTCCTTATTATCTATGGTTAATACAAGAGCAAGATGGAAAATAGTATCATAGGGTTTTTCAGCAAGTTCCTTCTTATACTCCCCAAAAGAAGCGATATTAAGCAGGCTTTGTATAGCACTCTTAACTGGTGTGCGAACAATCTTTATCTCGGTAATCGGCATATCACCAACTTTTTCCATAATCGTTCTTACGTTTTTAGAAAGCCTTGAAGCCCCACGAACCACAGCATCAGCCGTGTCCTTTAATTCATTAACCTTATCTTTGACTCTTGTATCAACCGCCGAAATGGAGTCTTTGGCTGTATCTACTGCGGACTGAATTGTCTCGGCGACGGGAGCGGTGGCTTGTTGAACCGTTCCCTGAATGGTGTCCTTGACCTCCTGCGTCTTGTCTGCGACCGCCTGAGACACATTCCCAAACAAACCACTAACCTTTTTAACAAAATCAAAAAGACCATCACCAGTAATCTCTTTGGAGTGAGCGTCAAGCATACGGTAATGTCCCAAAGCAACTTCCTTTTCAGCCTCCCTACGCTTCTCAGCAATCTTCTTTTTGTTAGAAGCAATGGTCTGCTCCTTTTTAACCTTTTTGGCTTCGTCAGCATCGTTATATTTTTTTGAACGTCCCATTATATATAGAATAGAAAAAATTCCATTTAAATGGAATTTAAAATACATATATATATAATGAGTATTTATAAAATTACAGGTGGCGACCTTTGTTATATTGGAAGCACTACTCAAAAAATTAATGAAAGATTTAGTAAGCATAAGGATAATTATAGGGTATGGAAGAAAGGTGGAAAGATGGGACACTGTTCTTCCTTTGATATTTTTGATACTGTTGGGGTAGAAAATTGTGTAATAGAATTATTAGAACAGACCGAGACATTAAAAGAGAGGGAAAGGTTTTATATGGAAAGTATGGTCTGTGTTAATAAAAGAATTCCTAATAGGGGTAAGAAAGAGTATAGGGAACTCCATAAGGAATATTTTACTAATTATAATAAGGAGTGGAGACAAAATATAAACAAGGAAAAAAATATTTGTGAGTGTGGAGGCAGATACACACACACAAATAAGTTAAAACATATCATATCAAAAAAGCATATTAACTTTACTCCTTGTCCCCAGCCTCTAACTCAAAATAATCTTCCCAACCCTTCCGAAACGTCTTCCCTTCCTGATTCTCCAAGTCTATTAGTAGAAACCCACGATTAGCCGTAGATTCCTCATACATATCCTGTATAACCTTTTTTTTGAGACCAAATCCATACTCCCGCATAATCATTTGGAGATTCCGTAATGAACTAACTTGTTTTAGAAGGATATAAGTAACGTTGTTACGAATCATTTTCGGAATCTGGTAATAAGACTGCGAGATGTAGATTAAACTTGCGTTTTTCTTTCTCGCACGAATAAAGTAATCCACCATTGGTGCTTGGTTTTTTTGATTAATCAAGTCGTCCATCACGACAAGGGTCTGTTGTTCTTTGTTAAACTTGTCAAGGTCAGGCATTCCTTCCTTACCTATCTCCCTAATCTCAACTAATTTTCCCTTCTTTTCGTCGCCGTATTTATCGTGTAGATAATTGTAGAGTGGCTCGTCTTTGTTAAGCGTCACGATATAGACTTTTTCAAACGTATCAGGCATTTTGTGTAACAGCGACATAAATGTCTGTGTTTTTCCCGAGCCTGAACTACCAACGATAAGCATACGAAACGGCACTTTAATACCGTGTTCTTTGAAATGGGGATTATGGGATTCAGTCAAATACTTCTTGGGTATTTTCTTATACCAATCAATCGTAGCCATATTTATTATATTACAATATTATAAGATGTCAGTAGCACCGCCACCAGACCCATTAGTTCCAATATTCAATCCACTTTATTGGGAGACGACTGTTGATGGAGGAGGAATAACACCAGCCTATTTGAATTCTAACTTTTTAAAATTCCCCTACGCTCAGGGGCTTGAAAATTTACAAAATACAAACATCGTAGGGACTCTTGCTGTCTCAGGCACATCAACCCTATCAGGAACACTTTCTGCGACAGGAGCAGTCAATCTTGGAGGAGCATTGGTTGCGATTCCAACTTCTCTCGGCGATTACTCAACCGTTACTCCAACAGATGCGACAACAAAAATTCCAACGACGGCTTGGGTTCAGACCGCCATCTCAGCGGGAGGCGGGTCGCCAACCGTCCTATCCTATTTTGGTAATGTAACAACGGGAAGTTTTACACCCGCCATTCCAGCAGGAACAGTAAGAGTAGATATACTTTTAATGGGCGGAGGCGGAGCATCAGGAACAGGCGGAACTGTGTGGAATGGAAGTCAAGCAGGAGTAGCATTAGGAGGTGCTGGTGGTGCTGGTGGTTGTGTTTATATTCAAAAACTTGCTGTTCTTGGAAGCACTACAATCGGTTGTAATATTACAGTAGGAACGTCTGTATCTGCTAATTACACAGGGTCTTATGGAGGAACAAGCATAGCAACTGCTTACTGGGGTGCTAATGGTAGTAATGGGTCTTTCACAGGAGCAAATGCTTGTGCTGGTGGTGCTGGTGGGGCTGGTGGAGGGACGGTAGTTAATGTTCCCGCACAGGCACAAACGGGGACTTCTGGAACAAGCGGAGGACAACAAAATGGTGTAATCCAAACCTTATCACCCCCCCCGTGGAATTTAAGTAATTTAAGCACAACGGGTGGTGCGAACTATCTATCAAAGACTTTTAATAATCAAGGAACGACGCTGGGAGGAGATTCTACTTTAAATGGAACATCAGGAGCATTTACTTATAATACTGGTGGTGTGGGCGGTATTATTATTTGGTGCTACTCTTCTCCATAAATATATCATCAATATATAAATGAGTAACATAAGCACTTATGTTATAGAGGGACAACAGACTATACAGAATACTTCTTTGTCAAAAACGATGACGATAGGCAGTGAGACAATCAACGCCAATGGAACAGTCATTAATCCTAAATTTTTGTCCGCTATGGTGACTAATTCTGTTAATCCAACCAACCTTAATTTAGTGAATGCTATGAGTGTAGCGAGTGCGACTTCCTCACCTGCTTATACCATCAACGTCCAATCAGCCCCTGCGGGTGTCGGGGCTTTATGGGGAATAGATTACGAGACAACTACGTCGGAAGATTTACAATTCACAACGAGTAGTGCTACGGCGGGAGTTAATTTTAATACCGTAGGCGGAACAACTTCTTCAAGAATAAAAAACGGAACGATTGCTTCCACGAGTTCCGCCAATGTCACAACTATCACACCAAGTCAGGTAGAGATTACTGACACGGGTAATGTCCTCAAAAAATCTACCTTTGGAATAATTCAGTGGTTAATGAGGAACGGAGCAACTGCTTTTACGCAATACGACCCTACTGAAATAAATATTACGAACGGTAATGACACGGCAAGGTTCGCTTCAACCACCATTGGAACGAGTAATTCTACAAGCGGTTATGTATCAAGTATGGGTGTAGGAGTGATGTTAAACACACTAAGTAATATTGGAACTCGTATTACTAATGCTGGAATAAACTTGGGTTGGAATACATCAACTTCCACCAGTGCTATTACGATGACGACTACCAATGTAACCAATGGAGTATTAACAAAAACTTGGACGGATATTCTTACGGCGGGTGGTGGAGTGGATACTTTAACACAGGTATTAACGGCGGGTAATACCGCACCAGACTTGTCAGCAATTTTAACCTCTGCTTCTACGACAATTAGAAATACATTAAGCAACACTGGACTAACAATTGGAGATACTGCTCTTCCTCAAAAGTTTTCAAGGTTCGCAATTAATACTTGGGATTTGAAACAAGATAATTCAATCTATTTACAAGTCATACCGAGTAGTTGGGATATGTATAGTGGAAACGATAGTGGTCGTATGACTGCTGGTGGGACTTCTTTTTATAATGGAACTACTACAAGGTCATCTGCGTTAAGTTTAAATAATATGTATGTCGCATTAGCAGGAGTAGGAACAAATATTAATAACACTACAATAGATTTAGGATACAACACATCTACCTTCGCCAAAGCACTCTCTATCAGTTCAACAAATATCGTAAGGACATCTCCTTCAACGACAAAGACTTGGGATAGTCTTCTTACCATCGGAACACTTCTACAATCAACAATGACATCTGCGTCTGTTACTACAACTCGTCTTTGTCAAGCATCTTTGAATAGTGGAGCGGTTCTTCCCGCTGGAACTTATACGGTTAGTTATATGGTTGTATTCCCATCAGCAACAACTACTTATACAACTGGGTTCGCAACTCCAACGGGGACAGCCGTAGATAATTCAACAGCATCGGGAACTCTATATCAGTATGGAGGAACTCTTGTTAATAATACGGGAACAACTGGGGCGACAAATGTATCAGGGTCGGGTGTGATTGTTTTTGATGGAACAAAAAGTTGTGCTATTGGAATATCGGTTGCTCCTACAATGACAATAACAACAGCCTACCTACAAGCCGTTCGTATCGCCTAAATATATCAACAATATATAATGAGTCAGTTCTTGAATAACTATGTTATTAATGGAATCAATACCTATGGACTTGGTTCAACCGTAGCCCAAATAGCAGAAGGCGGATTGTCTCTAACCACCTCAACAGACAACTTCTCTATGAATGGTTTAGGATTCCTCTATAACGGATTGGGAGCGACTTGGGCGGACGTGAGACAAAAGGTTGATGATTTAAAAGCGGTTACTACTCCGCCTGACATTACCACTCTAACCGTTAATAACAAAATACAAGTTACGAACGGTGTATCAACCACAACCATTAATCCAGCGTCAATCACCTCAGCCACATTTACGGGTTCTTTGAATGGGACAGCCAACTTCGCATCAACGACGGTTGTCACGAGCGATACATCAACCATAACGTATCCCACCTTTGTTACGGGGTCATCAGGTAATCAAGCCCAAAAAATAAATACAAACCTAACCTACAATGCTTTTACAAATACATTAGCCGTAACCAATCTTACAGGTAATGCTTCCACAGCAACTACGGCGACGAATGCGACGAATGCTACTAATGCGACGAACGCTACTAATGCGGTTAATGTTTATAATTCGGGATTAACTACTGCGGGGAATTACGGCGTTGCGTATATGACTAACTCTGTCGGGAATACTTTTATAGCAAGTGATACAGCGGGAAGTCACCTTACTTTTAATCCATCAAGCAATACTCTTACAACAAGGTTTTTAGTTCTTAATGGTGTTACTAATGCTATATCTGCTCCTAACGCAACTTCTATTAGTCTTCCAAATGCGAACGTTACAGCAACAACCTTCACAGGTGCGTTGGCTGGAAATGCGACGTCAGCAACATCAGCGACGAATGCGACGAATGCGACGAATGCGTCATTAGCAGGGACAGCCAACGTAGCGACCAACTCAACCATCACAGCCGACAACACAGGTTCAACCTTTTATCCTACCTTTGTCTCAACTACGGGAACACAAGGTTTAAAAATAGATACAGGAATGAGTTACGTTCCCTCAACCGATACACTAACCGTAGCCAATGTATCGGGAAATGCTTCCACTGCTAATTCAGCAACATCAGCATTTAATCTAAACGCCTTGAATCCTATTACACCCTACTATACTTATCCAGTATCAAGTCCATCAAATATAGGTTGGACTCAGGTTATTACGACAACAGGTTGGACTTTTAATAATGTTACAAAGGCTTATGCTTGTAATACAACCCCTTTGGTTGCTGGGATTTATATAATGAGAGCCTATGTCTATTGCGGTAATAGTTCCTTTTACTCTGGTAATCAACTTATTAACTTGGTTGCGTCTAATAGTGCTATAACGAATAACTCTACTACGGGTTGGTTAGACCCTTCCAATGCTTCACCAATGGGATATATGTATTCAAGAATAGGTGCTGTTGCTGGTGATAGTGTTAATAACGCCCCCTTTGTTGTGAATAATACTGGTGCTGGTTTTTATCCTTATTGGGCGATTGCTGTTAATAATTCAGTCCAAATAAGTCCAGCAGGGAACGGTGTTCCTCAAATGAACTTCTGTCGTATCGCATAATTTATATGCTTACTATAATGAGTCAAGCCGATTTAGATGTTTTAGAGGGAAAAATTAATGACTATAAACGAACGGACGAATTGTTTAACCAGCGTATAGCCTTTGATATGTTAGAGACCCTGAGTAAAATTTATACAACTGTTTTACCAGAAGACCAAGACCTTTTTAGAAGTGCTGTTGAAAAATTAAAAGAAATAGCATACCCCCCTGTCCCCATCGTTCCCGTTCCTCCTCCAATAAACCCAGCCGATATAACTCCTTTGTTAAACGAGATAATGACACTCTAATATAATGGGACTGGTAGAAGACGGTGTATTTTGGACGGCTTTCGTGACCTTGATTACGGGCTGTTGCTTAGCAGTGATTAAAATAGCCTATAAATCAAAATGTAAGGAAGTAGAATGCTGTTGTATAAAAATAAGACGAGACATAGAACAAGAAGAAAAAATAGACGAAATGGAAATGAATAGGTTAAGGCGGTTAGATACAATGGACGAAATCCCTAAACTGTCTCGCTCTCAAAATCATTTGTAATTAAATCAATTAATTCTTCCGTCTTGTCAAGAGAAGCCTTGACAAGATGTTTTGATACGGCGTGGAATAACTGGGGGAATTTTTCCTTGAATCGTTGATTACCGTCCAACTCATTAAATACCTCTTGATTCTTCTTGACCGCAAGATTAAACAGTTTCTCCAACCGTGACCGTGTGTCTTGTCTTTTGAGGGCGAGATAAAACATAAGCCACCCATAGACGAATGGAAGAATTCCTTTCCATTCAAGATGGAATTCTTCTTCTTTTGAGTCTTCTTTAATGGAATCTCTTAGGTTAGAGAATACCCTTATCCTGTTTCTTATAAACTCTATTGCTTTTGCGACTCTGTCTATACGTATTGCTAAGAAGAGACATCCAAGAGAACAGTAATATTCAACCTTATTTTGTGTCACATTACGACAGGTGTATTCGCAACCCATCTCCTCGCATAGAAAGCAATTCTGTTCCTCCATTTTATTCTTTTGATAAGTTTAAAATACTTGTATATTTTCCAATTCAATTTTTTTAAAAGTTGAATTAGAAACAATTATCTATGGATATATAAAAATGCCCCGTGCTTCTATTGTTCTTGCTTCCAAAGGTTTAAAAGATAATACTATTAAGACTTATTTGTCTCAACTAAAAATTCTAAATGGCGGGGTAGAGCCTACGACCTATAAGACCTTTGAGGACACGGAGGCTGTGGATAGAAAGTTAGAACCCTATGCGACCAATTCCAAAAGGACATTCTATATTGCTCTCGTGGCTTTCCTACCCGAGACAAATAAGTCAAGAAAATATTACTATTCTAAAATGATGGAAATAAATAAAGGGTCTTTTGAAAATACAGAGAAGAGTCAAAAACAAAAGGACAATTGGCTTACACAGCAAGAGGTTATGGAAGTATGGAGGAAGTTAGGAAAAGAAGTTGAGACAATTTACGAAAGCCCTATATCTGCTTGGGGATTCGTTCAAATAAGAAAATATGTTTTACTAAGTCTATTTGTTTTAAATCCACCAAGAAGGGCTTTGGACTATACAGCAATGGAGATTGTTCCACAATACAAAGAAGGAATGGATAAAAAATATAACTATATGTCTTTGGGTGATAAAACCTTCTACTTTAATAATTATAAGACTGCTGGTGCTTACCATACCCAATCTGTTCCTATTAACCCTGAATTATTTGATATTATTACTTCCTATAAGATAGATGGATTCTTGCTTGGAGATGGTAAGCCTCTTCCTGCTGGAAGGGTTACTGATATATTTAATAGCATCTTTAAAAAAAAGGTTAGTGTATCTATGCTTAGGAATATATTCTTGACAAGTAAGTATGGAGGTAAGTTAGAGGAATTAAAAAATGATGTTAAAAATATGGCTACTTCTATGAATATGGCTACTAATCATTATATAAAAAAGTCCTAATATAATCTTCCGCATAATCCCCTTAAAATCCATCTAAAATAACCAAAAAGATTTTTTGTGTCTCGGCTTGGAAAGTATATATAGGCTTTGGGCTTGACCGAGCCGTAGGCGAGGGGACAGGAC